TTCGCCAATACGAGAAATGTAAACGCTATATTTGGTGGAGTTAGATGCAAGACATATAGCATATTCAGTGTTTCCACCTTCAAGATATACTGGTGCCTTAAATTCAACCGTTGTTGCTATAGAACCATCAGCAGAGGTGGTAACATCCTCTGGAGCAATGACGATTTCTGAGAAAGGAATAATTTTTTGAGTTGGAAGACCATTCTCCATTGTCCTTAACTGGAAGACAACTGGAATATCCATGTCATCTTTAGTTGCAAAGAAGATATCACACTTGGTTAAGAAAATACCAGTATCATCTTCTACAAGGAAAGATTGTGCTAGTGGATCGTACCATCCAATAACTTCTTCTCGACGACTAGTGCCAACATTTTCAGCACTAACAACTTGAGTTCCAAGGTCACGATTAACGTTTCTCTCCTGGAATTCTTGTCTACGCTCTACTCTTGCATTTCTAATTGAAAGTATATTTTCTTGTATGGTTTCAAGAGTTCCTGCAGAAGTAAATGCTTCCTCCGCAATTGTGTTACAAAGATCTTGATTGTTATCTGGATCATTAATAAGGGTAAAACTCTTGGTTCCAGTCTCAAATTCAGGGAAACTTATTGAATTGGGATCTGGAATAAAGAAACTACCTGTCAAATTAGCAGCAAGGTCAGATAGCAATCTAACATCCTTGATGGTTGCTTGTGCTCCACTTGATCCTCCAGTGAGAACCATTCCAGGTGCAACAAATCCAAAGAACTCACCCTGTGCTTCAGCAGAAAGGGAGAAAGTATCAACATTCAAAATCTCTGATGTTGATGAGTATGATCCAGAGAGAGGTGTATTATTATATGGGTTTTCTGGGAATGTTGCTGTTGGCACATTATAAGGACCTTCTCTGTGGTTAGATTGTGCGACTCTAAATGAAATGTTTGCTTCAGTGTTACCAGTATCTTGATCTAAACCAGTTCTATTCACTCTTCCGGTGACAGTTTCACCGACACTAAATGTTCCAGAAACCATGCTTATTTCAAGAAGTTTTGGTACACAGAACCGTGTAACATCTTCACCATCAAAGAATGCATACATTCTTGTTAGTGGTTTCATTCTCTTAGAAACAAATTCAATGTTCCTAGATCTCATAAACGGAATGATGTCCCTACTTACAGTTCTGTCACCAACAGATTCTCTATCAAACTGTTCTGTAACAATTGTCCTAAGACCAGTTCTAGATTCGACACCTGTTTCAACTGTATTTTCAAGAGTTTCTTCAATAACATTAGTGGTTGTTTGTCGTACTATTTGAGCACGCCCACTTCCACCATTAATCCATCCACCACGACCAAAGGTGGAGGATGATGATGTTTCTAATCTACGTGTTGTGGTGGTTACAATTGAACCAGTCCAATTAGTTTCCCATGCATTCCAAACGATAGGTGCCATGCCTGTTTGTCTATCAACATTCTCCGTCCTTGCTAACAACTCAAGAGTGGATGCAAAATCACCTTCAACATTAATGACTTTTGCTTTTAATCTTGCAGTATCAACCCAAGTATCAGATGCTGGAGTAAGTTCCATTGAACCCTTCCAGAAACTTATCAAGAATGGAGTTACACTTTCAGTTCTTGTAGCAAATGTTTGCTTTAACCACTCAACTTCTGCATAATCAAGAGTAATAACATCACTTTGTTTTCTTACATTATTACCTTCAATAGCAGCAAAATTAAGATCCGCTGTTGTGTCATTATTAACAACAGGTCCTTGGGTCAGATCAACAGAATTAGTATAATGAGTTGGTCTAAATTCTTTTAAATTGGCATCAATACTATTCTTAATTTGAAGTCCATCTTCTTGTGCTTTAAATGAAGTAAAGTTATCAACAAAGAAACCAGACTTAAATCTATTCAAACCATCAGCATCAGAAACAAACAGATTCGCTGTGTTTGTTTCAAGTATCGAAAGTGATGTATAATACTCAAGATTTTTAATTCTATCTTCAAGTTTATAGATATCTTGCATACGATATCTCTTATGTTCATTAAACTTCAGTGAAGCTTGTACAGTATTGTAAAGAAATGGAGGTAGATTAACGGAACAAATCTCTATTGCATCATCAACCACATCAGGTGGTTCTGGTCTATCTGCAGGAACTCCATACTTAACCTGGAATTTTCCATCTTTTGTCAAGAAAATTCTATCAATTCTTCCTTGATAATATGCAAAGTCAATAAACAGAGATTCATCTGATGCCAAAATATTTTTAGCTGAGTCTCCAGATCCAGTAAATACTCTTCCTAAGAATTCAAGAGGAGATCTATCTCCCTCAGAAACTGTTGCTATCGAACTTACTCTTGGTCTAATATCAATAATATCAGAGTTTGCAGAGTTTGCGACTAAACTGATCTCAGATGAATAATCAAAATTATCATATGATCCCACAGTTGTGATGTCACCATCATCTGTGCTCTCATATGACGCACTCTTATAGTATACTCTTAACTTTCTTGTAGGTTCTGATGAATCTGATTTTCTTTTGATTGATCCATAATCATAAAAAGTTTGCTCCTGTCCGTTATTAAAAATAAAATTAGTAGAGATATCAAAACTTGATGCTTCAGCAGAGTTTACAACTGCATTGATACCAGTTTCTTGCGAGACAATTGTTTCACCTTCTCTAAACAAGATATCATTTTTATAAAGAATAGCAATTTTAGAATCAGCAACTGAAGTCTTCTCAGAGATAATTGCAGTTGCACCAGTGTCTTGTCCTACAACAAGTTCTCCAATTGTAAATTCATTAATTGTAGAAGATACACTTGTAATTGATTGTAATGTAAGTGTTGGCGAAGATGGATTAGTCGTATCTGCAGATTCAAAGATACCATGAATTTCAATTACATCAGGAGCATTAAGTGAAATTTTTTCATCTTGAACTCTTGTTCCAAATGGATAATTGCCGTATGTAAGACCATCATTTAAAGTTGTTGTTCCAATACCAGAACCAACATTTTTAGATTTATCAACGATAATAGACTGAACTCTATTTCTTACTTTAATTTTTGCTTTTGGTTTTCTCTTTCTAAGAGATGCAATTAAAGTTGATCCAGTGTCATTAGATCCAAGACCGTTTATCTGAAGAGTGCTCTTTCCGCCAGGTGAGGAAATTGTAAATTTATCAGCAGTTAATTCCTCTGTAGTTCCATCCTCTCTGATAAGAGAATATCTTGTGGGAGTAAATGGTAAGAATACTTCATTATCATCAGCAGTAATTGTGCTGGATAATTTATTATCTGCAATGTTAACATTGAATGTTTTTCTTATTGTTAAAATAGCATCAGTAAGATTTACACTTTCAATATTTTCTTTTGGAAGTCTAGTAAATAATGAATTGTCGGTTGATGGATCAAGTGGTGTAGTTAATACTTTTAAATCTGTTACATTAGTTACGGCAGTCGGTAATTTACCGCCCGCGATTCCAGTTACTGTGGTAACTCCAACAAAATTAATGTGAGATGAACCAACCGCTACAACTCTTCCTAAAACTGGATCTTGATCATCACCAACAACAGCAGCAAGATCACTATATTGAATTAAACTTCCAAGTTTTAATGCAGTGCCTGGAAATAATGGATTTGTGCTTCTAACCGTGCTAATACCACCCTGATCTCTTGGAGTAATCGTGGCAACTCCAACATTTAAAGAAACAGATTGAACTGTATCTCCACTAAAAGTATGAATACCAGTTGTTCCATCCGTTGTTCCAAACACAGACTTTACATCACCAATTCCATGAGCAGTTGCAGCAATTGCAATTCTACCATTTAAAATACCATCGAAGAAAAGTGGTTCGTTAGCAATAAACTCTCCTTGAGTTTCATATAAAGTAACTGTTTTACTATTAGATACTGCAGATCTGATAAATGCAGTTGCACCACTTCTTTGACCTTTAACAAAGGTTGGAATGGATAGACTAGTTGCTTGATTTAATGTTAGTGTGGTAAATGATTGAACATCGTAGAGAGAAATACCCCACTGATTTAAATCTGCATTTGCACTATCATAAGCACCTGATTCAATTCTAAAATCATAGACTCTTGCTAATCCAATTTCATTTCCAGGAGCACTCTCATTATCAACATCTGGACCCACTCTTTGATCTCTTAAACTCAATACATAAGTGCTTCCGATACCAACAGATGGTGTTCTGTTAACGTTATTGAGTCTAAGTGTTGATCCTGTATTATAAATGATCGATTGATCTTCTATAAGTTTTGTGGTTCTTGGTTTATCTACATCAAGGTATGTCGCATTAAGAGTTTCGATATCATATCCTCTTACAAATGCTCTACCAGCAGAAACTCTATACAATGCAAGGTCATCAGATGGTACAGAACCACCATATGTAAATTGTCCAGCATTGTATATACCACCATTTCCCCTATTATTATTCAAGGACTCTTTCATGGTGACATCAAAAGGTGTCACATAATAATCTCCAGATTCTGCAAATGTTCTTCTAGCGAGAACATCAGTAATATCTTGATAACCAACACCATTACCAAGACCAGATTTTTTGACTTTTGCTCTTAGAACTCCATTTACTACTACACCAAGTTCAACAAAAGAACCATCATCTAAATCATCAAGAGATTTTTTAATAAGAAAAGTGCTAATTTTAAGTCTATCTGCACCTGGTGCAGCATAATTATTAAATCCTTGAGAATTATCGTTAAGAGTTTCGTCTAAATCTGAAGTAATTACTTGCTCATCAACAAATAGACCAATCCTATAACTAGGAGTCGTTCCGTATTGATCAAGTAATAAAGTTTCAGTATCAACGTTTACAAAGAAACCTCTAATAAAGTAAACACCATTTTGAATTTGAAATGACGATCCAGTTTGTGCTGCATCATTTGACAAAGTAACACCAAATGGAGCACCAGCACTAATTGTGCTATTTCCTAAAAGACCAGAAGAAATAATTTCATTACAAGCAAGTTCCTCTGCATCACTAAAAACTTCAGTCGAATTATTTGCAGTGCTTGATTTTAAATAGTTAATGTAAAGAGTGAGATTTCCTCGTTCAGAATCTTCAGGCAAAAGAACCTTATCAACATATGCCGTTACACCAGAGGTCAAACCTGTGATTTGAGTTCCCTCTAACTGTTCCGCGTATGCAGAAACTGGAACTCCTTGAAATGTATTGACTAATTGAATGCAATTATATATTCTATTATAACCAGTATTACCAGGTATAACCTTTTCTCCTTCTTTAAAGAAGTGCTGACCAAATCTTTCGATTTGATTTTGCAGAATCGATTGAAGAGATGTTAATTCCCTAGCCTGGACTGCGTATCCAGGTTTGAACAGCACCTTATGATAATCATTAGATGCATCAAAGTCATCAAAATATGGTGCTACGTTGAGGTTCGTCTGCTGTGGCATAATTCTTTAGAACTGCAAAACAATTTTGATATCTTCTTTTTGGTTTGATGACCTTGTTATTGATGGTCTATTATCAACATAAACAATGTTTCCTGCATATTTTTTCACTTCTGCAGGTGCAATACCATCCGTAAAAGTAAGACCAAGATTATATGTCCTACTATTTATTGTTGTTTGGATACCACTAAAGTTGGAGTCAATTTGCAAATCAACACCAGATGTTGGGGTAATAGTCAAACTACCACCAGTGCTTGGAGCAGACGTAAATTCTGTCAAATCAAACCCATAAGTTGGTGTTGTTTGAGCGGTTCCAACTGTATTAAATCCAGCAACTGTTCTATCTTGCCAATACTTCAATACACCAGTTGTTTGATTATAACTAATCACCCTTCCTTGAGCAGTTGTCCCTGTAGAAACAGTTTGGGTAAAATATGAATCGACAGTAAATGCAGCAGAACTGTATCCTGCCCCTGCTAATCTTAAAGCACCAACAGCACTTGCTTTATCAGCGGATAAAAGTGTGTTTGATGTCGTTCTAGGATTTTCAACAAGACCAACTCTTGCAATTTGATTACCGGTGATAAAATCAGGATTTTCATTATCATTTTCGATTCGAGAATATAAGAGAACATTTGTTGCTCCCAATTCTCTGTAAATATCAGCACCATGTCCTCCCTGAGGAGAAATAATAACGTCAAATGTGGGTCTAGTCGTGCCAGTAGGAACGTTTCCTGCCTCTAAATCTACATTACCAAAAGTATAACCAGAACCTTGGTTGGTTATCGTGATAGAATCAACCCTTTGATCATTTGTCGTAACAATTGTACATTCTGCACCAGTTCCATCGCCCTTAATTGGAACGTTAGCATATCTTGTAGCGCCAACAGGTCCTATTCCAACACCCCTATCAGTAATAGTTGCAACTTTAATTGAACCATCTACGGCATTATTTCTAACAAGTTCGTTTTCAGTACCAGTTTCCCAATTTAAAGGAACTGGCATGAAAGCAGTTGCCTCAAACTTTACAATATCACTTGGTTTAATTGAATATAGATATTTCCAAAGATATCCATCGCCGCTTGTTCCAGCTGCTCTTGGTTCTAAATCGATATGAGTTGGTTCATCGAGAGATGGTGCTCCATTGGGTGTATCTGGAGTGGTGCCATTTTGTATACAAATATAAACTCTAAAATCGCTATTAATTACATAATATGATGCAGCGTATAGATTAGTGGCACCACTTACAGCAGCAGTTTTTGTTCTACTATAATCATGGCGATACATGTCATAGGTTGTTCCTGAAGACCAATTTCTTTTTGTAACAACCTGCCTTACGTCAGATGAGTTGATCTTTTTAAGAGCAACCATTGAGTCCCAATATTGATTTTCCTCATCAAAACTATCTTTTGGTGAGGGTGGATCTTGATCCCAAGTTGAACTGAAATCAGTTGCATTCGTCAATCCAATGAAAGAATAGTATGCATTAGTAGACGTGGTTACACCTGCAACAAAATTCTTAGCGTTTAATATCCTAATTTGATCAGTTATAATTGCAGCCATTGGACACAGTTTTTTCTTTATTTATTAGGGTCAAATGTCATAATCTTTTGACTTCAATGATTTAGATCTCTGAACGAAAGTAGAAGTAGAAATACCACCAATACCTCCTAAAGTAAATGCAGTGTATGAAGTAACTTTAGATCTAGATGCTAGATCAATTCTTCCCCAACTAAATTCACCAAATGAGTTAGATGTTTGAATACCAGATCCATACGGGAAATTATTATTTACATTTACAAATACTCTGGTAATATGAGAAGTTCCAATACCCACACCTTCGGAATTAACTCCAGTTGGTCTGTATACAGTCTCAGCACTTTGAACAAAGTATATATTATCAATATTTGAAGTTCCAATCCCAACAGTATTGCCTGAAGTATCAAGTGATGTTATCGATGTAGTTGCAGATCCTACATTTGAATTAAATACCATGAAGTAATCACCAGTGTTAAGTGAACTCGCAGTAACTGCGGTGGAAACAATGCTAGTATTGTAACCAACATTTCTTAAGAAAGAATCAAGAGGGATGTGTAAATCAAATATGAATTGTGTGGTTCCAATTCCCACGGACGTGGTGCCAAAACCAACAATTACGCCATTATCACCGTTGAATGAATTTACCGAGTTTTCTTCAACACCTCTTGTCGGAGGACTGAACAGAACCAGAGGAGGATTAGTTTGAGTATATCCAAGACCTGGATTAGTGATTGCTACACCAGTAATTGTCCCTGCCGCACCAATTGTAACAGTTCCAAGAGCGGTGGTAGTGGTTCCAATACCAACTCCATTTGTACTTCCAAAACTTACTTGTGCAGTTGAGTAACCAACACCACCAGTGGATATTGCAACAGAGGTAATTGTTCCTGCAATAGAAACAATTGCTGTTCCTGCAGCAGAAACTTTGTCATCCTGTGGAATAAATTTAACTTTGTCTTGGAAAGAAAGAGTGTTTACTTTTGGTAAAGTTGCAACCTCATTGAATATATTGAAGAGTGGTCTTAGTGTATCAACAAATATTTGAGTTGCACCAACACCAACGGTTTTAATAATATGTGCTGTTGGATTTATCACTGGTTCATAAAGTTCTCTGTCTTTACCAACCTCTTTTTCATTAATAATTTTGTCTTCAGTTTGTCTGCACCAAACAACTGGTCTAAGTAAAGAGGTATCTTGAATATTGCCTGGACCAGAATATGGATTTGTTTCTGCAATATCAGTTCCAGATACAAAATTCACTGATCTCTTATTTTCGTTTGTAAAGATGTCATTATTTTGAATCTGGAGAGTATCACCCTCTGTCACAGTTTCAATAATTTCTCTAAGAACAACATCTTTATCACCAGTTCCTTTGTAGAAAACAATTTCAATAGTGTCACCAATCTTTGGTGCCTCTGTGAATTCAATTTGAGAACCGCCATTAAATATGTAACCCTTACCAGGAACCTGAAGAATATTATTTACGAAAATAATAAGAACATCCTGTATATTTACTTTTGATCCTCTCGCAGCTGCAATTGAAGTAACAACACCATCTACCTCAATTGGGAAGTTAGTTCTCTTCCCGTCGATAAATCTTTCAACATTATCAAGCACTTGCAGAACACCGAGAGACCATCCATTAAACTTGTCACTTGCTATTTCATCAATATCAATCTTAAACTCTTCAAATGTTTTAGACGTGTCAGTTGGAATACCGATGGTTCCACCAATCGCAACTGTTAAAGTTTGATTATTACCATAACCAAATCCTGTGTTGCTTATCTTAAAGTCAATTACACTTGAACCTTGTCCAACAACCACATCAACTTTTGCACCAGTTCCTAGACCAGAAGAAGTAGAACTATAAATTAATGGAATATTACTGTAACTTAAAGGTTCATCAATAATAACCAAAGGAGCGTCAGTTGATGTATAACCAATCCCTGGATTTGTAATGGCGATACTTACAATATTTCCACCACTTATCGTTGCGGTTCCAATATTTACTCTATTAGATCCAGATAGAGAAGTAGTTGCGACCCCTACATTAACTGTGGTTTGAATTCCTGCTCTATATCCAGAACCACTATTTCCAATACTAATCGATTGAATAGTTCCAGCAATAGAAACTATGGCAGTGCCTCCTGCAGCAACTAGAGGTTGATAACCAAATCCCTCACTTGAAGCAACTGATACAATTACTCCTCCCACAGGAACTGTTGAGGTTCTAACATCAGCAGAGTTTGAGACTGCAGCACCTACAAATGAAATTGATGTGATTCCAGCGTTTTCCGCAAGAGTATATTGTCTTGTTTGTAGTTCGGGGGGAATAACACCAGTTATCCCTCCAGGTGTTTGGAAAGTATCATTAACGAGGATGATTGCATTTTCAGTTGCAATTCCAGTTACATTTGATCCATCACTTTTAAGAGTGAATTCTTTCTTCTCACCATTAAATTCTTGAGCAATATCATCAAAGATATAATTTTCACTATAAGTGTCATTTGTGCTATCTGTGGCACCACTTCTTAAGAATATTCTACCCTGGAAACTTGAACTGGTTGTGATGCCTGTAAAATCTCTTTGGTCAGGTGGATTTGTATCACCACCCTTTGGTTTATTACCAAATGGAGCGTCTATAAAATGCAACACATTATCTACAATATTGTAATTACCAGTAACCTTAGTTACGAGAGTTCCTGTTGCAGCAAAACCAACTCCAGTACCTAACCATCCTCTTCTTACAACCAAAGTATTTTCATTGTCTACAGTATTAACTGAGTCAATTCTTATAATTTCATTATTAATTTGAATGAGATCACTTCCAGTGATTGAGGAAATCCCTGTCAATTTTAATGTATCATCTGTAGTAAACAATTGATCAGCGAGTGTTGTTGTTATAGCAGTAGATACAACCGGAGATTGAATGATATTGTCAATCGCTATTAATCCTTTAGCATTTTGATTTGTTGATACAAATCTATGCGAAGTTCCAATTCCTACGCTTGTTAAGTCAACTGATTCTGGAATTGCTTTAAGAGCATTTTCGGCACTAGATGCAATTTTGATTTTATCATCATTGACCTTAACTACAAATACTTCACTTGGAAGCAAGGTAGTGGTTCCAATTCCTACAAATGATGTAGAAGCAATACCAATCGCTTGAGTAGATCCTGCACCAGCGTGCTTATACTCAATTTTTTCTCCACTTACAAAGAAATGATTAGGAAGAGTGATGGTGTTGTTTGTTAGATTTACAATACTTGAGTCATTTCCCTCAAACGATCTTTCAAAAATTTTGTTTGTTTCATGTTTTAATTCAAATGCTCTCTTGATGTCTCTCTCAGTTCCTTCATAAGTTGCGAAACCTGATTCAATTACTGCGTTGTTAAAATCAATTTCATCTTTATCATCATCTTGATGTCTCAGTGCATTCATGTAAACATTAACAACCGTATTAATACTTGCTGAAGGTGTAAACATTAATTCAGTAGTTCCAGCAGTAGAAACTCTTGTACCAAAAGTTCCAAGACCAACGGATGTACCTACTTCACCAAACTCAGTATCGTAAGTTTCAAGTGTGCTTCCACCGCTTACAAAATCATCCACAACGATAATCTCTGACATCTGATACTGATTATTTGACGTATCTGCAACTTGAGCAACAAAATATGCAACATCATAAGTATCAGGATAAGATGCTACAGTGTGAATTCCAGGTGAGCTTGAAGAAGTAATACTAGTGGTTCTTGACTCAATTCTGGCATGTTTCATATTGAAAGTGCCGATACCAGTGATACCTGCTGTTGCCAGACCCACTTGAATTGTATTAACTACGCCAGTTGTACCAATACCAACATCGGAGTTAGGATGGAACGTAACTTCAAGGTTTGATCCGTTAATCGCTGCACTATAAGTGCCCAGACCCACTTCAGCATCATCACCAACAGTGGTTGTCAGTTGACCATATTCAAGTATTTCAATATCAGTTCCGTTGTGAACGATGTTAAGATTATTATATTCAAATTCAGTGGTATTAATATCAGGGGAAATTTCGACTAACACTTTGACAGAATTATGAGTGCTAGCAATACTAACGATTGTTGTGGCTCCGATCCCGGAACCGATTGTTTTACTATCAGTGTTAATGATAGATGGTCCAACCGCAGTGGTTCCAGTGCTCAATAAATTATCATCTAAGTTGTAAGAGATAGCAGCAATTTGATAATCATTTACCTTAAACTTTGTTGGGAAGAACTGCAACTGCCCATCTGATCCAGAAACGGTAAAGTCAAATGATCCCTGATCATAAGTGCTTTCAACTCTACCATATTGATTAATATAACCACGAGAACCATCATGAATTAAATCAACAATCATTAACTGTCTTTGTGCAGTAAACCTTGTATCTCTTACATACGTGATGTACTTCATAGCTCTCCTTGAAGAGAGAGTAAAGGTATTAGCAATACTAAAAGCAGTTGGTCTTGGGTCACTATTAAATTGACTACTTACATCATCAATTAATAGAACTCTATTTCCAACAGACTCAAGGAAGTCTTGAAGAATTCTGCTTGAGAATCTAATTTCAGTGGATAACACTCTTGCATCAACATTCAAGAAGTTTTCGCTTACAAGATCAAAGTCATATACACAATTCAAATCACCAAATCCAACTGCCTCAATAATTTGATCAACTGTTGTTTGGTCTGTAGATATTCCTACATTAACTCTAGAAACACTTTCTAATTGATAATCAGCAAACTTTTTATATCCAAGAACATGATTGGTTGATGAAACAACGTCATTCCAGGTTTCCAGTGGAACTCTAGAATTAAGAGAGTATGCAAAGGTTTGATAATAGTCACTGTCTTGAACTCTCTGAGTGTTAGTGTTTAAGAAACCAGAGTCATCTTGATGTCCTCTTAAAGTCTTGGACATAGATCCCATCTTAAGATAGGACTCATATGACCTTACAGACTTTACAATTCCTTGAGTTCTTGAGGCAGATCCTGTAATAATTTCATTTTCAATAAAAGTTTCTTTTGACTCAATTCTTAATGTGCTAGTTTTTTCGTCATAGAAATTTACTTCTCCCTCTGCAGATTTACTCTTTACAAATTCTCCATTGAAGAATTGATTTTGTCTAATATTTACATTAAACGTTGGGAAAAATCTCTCTGGAATGATGCGTGCGCCAACAGAGTTTTCGCGATCATAATCACCAGGAATAAGAACTCCACTTGGAAGTTCGCCTGCCAGACTATAAGTAACATTACCAATTCCTCCCAAGTTTTCATCAACCTCTGTGATTTCAAACAACTTAAAATCATAACCCTCAGAGTTATAACCAATTCCGGTTGATCCAACGCCGACACTGACACCTTCAATAAGAACTTTATCTCCAACACTAAGTGGGAAAGTTTCTCCACTACTAAAACCAGTGTTTAGTCCAATTGTTACGTTTTGAGTGACAGTGTTAAATCCAACAGTTCCAATACCAATTCCATTACTATTTTGACTTGGAAGTATAGTTGGAATTACATTATTAATTCCTTTAGCATTATTAAGTATTTTTACATTTGTATCACCTAATTCATATACAAGATCAATTTCTTTGACATATTTTTTAGTAACTGCATCAATTACAACAGGTTTTGGTGCAACAGTATAACCTCTTCCCGCAGAAACAATACCAACTGAATCAAGAGAACTTAATGCTTCAATTTCAACTATTTGAGGAATATTTGTGCTTGGTTTTAAAGTTAGGTCTGATGGGAAATCAAATCCAATATCAAGTAACTTAGTATTTTTAATTTTTCCTATCGATTGACTCTCAACTGAAATAATTGCACCTGAACCAGTATCAGTAGTTCCTACCCCAACAATGGTTGAAATACCAGGAAGAGAGTAATAATTACTTCCACCATCAATTACAGTAAATGAATTGATTTCACCATCCGTGTGTGTGCAATCTGTCGTATAATTTAAATTTGATGTTGTTCCAGCGTAAGATACTTTTTCTGGAATTTCTTTGACAAAATAATTAAATGAATTTGTAGCACCAATCGAAACTGCGTATCTTCCGTTGAAACGACTCTCTGTTACCTGAATTTGATTATTTAATTTTACTTCATCATCAGCAAAAATATCACTCTTGATGGCAGGAACATCACCTTCCTCAACAACATCAAAAAAGTAATATAATCGCTCAGGAATTGAGGAATTTACTGACAGAGAAACTTTTGCATCAGCGTCAATCCCAGCTCTACCTGTTCTTGAAACTTCAAAAGTTCTATTATCAAAACTTGTATTCCAAATATTATTACGATTTGCGTCAAGGTAGAAATTAAGTTCAAATGCAGGATGTATCACTCCTTGACTTGTATATGATAGTGATGAATCCGAAAGATCAAATTCTACTGTTGAATTTTTGTAAACATTAATCTTTGGATTGATTAAATTAATTGTCCCTGAAGAGGCACTGGTAATTCCAACAGTCTGTGGTTTTTCTAATTTTGATTCATACTCTGTGTTAGAAAGTTTGAAATTATTATTATCAATTTTTACAATATAATAAATTTTATTATCTGAGAGACCTACTGCAGGAGTTGAAGCAGTGTGAATAATCTTTTCACCAGTATCAAATCCATGATTATTAATAGAAATTGTATTTGTCGAAGTGTTAACACCAGATGCAGTAAAATCTTTTGGATTTACGATAATTCTTCTGTTGAAGTCATTATACTTGACTGTAACAGTGGTTGAAATTGATGGACTTACATCTATATCAACCTCATGTCTCCCTTGAATACCATGAGCTTGTTTAGTTTGAACAGTGACAGAATTTCTCTCTAATTTTGCAGTTATAACAGAGAAATTTGTTTTGAAACTATGATAAACTCCTGTTCCAAATCCAGTAAAGAAGAGAGTGCTAATGTTACTTTGAGTTGCCGCAACACCAACAAACGATCCAGTTGTTCCTAGTCCAACTTTAACAGTGGCAACTCCAATTACATCATTTGAAATTCTTGCCGCAAACAACGTTTGATTATTTGTTAAAGTAGATGCCGCGCCAACAATATTCAAAACATCGATACCACTTCCATTTCCTGGTGAGTATGTTAGTTGATCTCCTGTTTGTAATCCATGATCCTTAATGTAAATTGCTTTTGTGGGAATATCAATTCTTGTCAGTCCAGCACCAGGATTTGCAAATATAATCGTAGAACCAATACCAACACCCACTGCTGTTCCAAGTCCCACACTTTCGGAGGGATCAAAGTAAATTTCTTTGTTTAATCTTGGTGCATAAGTTGTGTTAAACCCTGCAGAGATGGTGAGTTTTCTTGGATTTTCAAGAAGAACACTTGTAATAGTGTGTGATGCTCCAACAACACCATTAATACCTCTAAGAACTCTGATTCTTGAGTTTAAAGTATCAACATTTAAAACTTTTACTTGTTCTGTTCCAATCCCAAGAATATCATTCTCTCTGATTTGAGGATAGTCAATATTACCACTCACTTTAAAGTAAGTGACAATGCCAGTTGCTCCAACAGTTCCTACTCCAGAAGAGGAGGTGCCAACTCCGACCAACGCTAATCTATTTGAAGAAATTCCTGCAGAATAAAATCCACCAATCTTAGATGAAGTTGTTGATAAACCAGTTATAACAACATTATCAAATTTTTTGAAATTATGTGGATTTTCTGCAACAACAAAATAGTCATTTTTTGAAGCAGGATATATTTCAACGTTTGAAATTGTGCTCGTAGCAACACTAATATTTTCAACTTGCTTACCTTTCAAAGTTGCTACTTTAGCAATAGCACCGCTAAAGAATTTAGTATTTTCATTATTAAATACAACCTTATCGCCAACTTTATAACCAGTGCCTCCAGTTTCAATTCCAATTTTTTCTACCTTTCCAGGAGTAACTGATGTTACTTCAACTTTTTGGTTTAATTTATTTGGTGTTGTAATGTAGGAGTAGGAAACATCCCCATCAATTAAATTATACGGATCAGTGCTTCTACAATAATCAAAATCTTCAATTTTAAAAACATCTTGATTTGACTCAGAACTAAAATTAAAAAGTTCTGGTTTTGAATGATATGCTTCACCTATAAGGTAAGGGAAAACTGGCAATTTAAATCCAGAAAAAACTGATCCTTGACCCTGAGCAAGAGAATCGTCAATCGTTGCAAAGTATGCATATGTTCCATTGGGAAACTCTGGCGTAGCACAGAATCTTCCATTGTTTTTATCAAGAACAGATTCATCGACTAATTTTTTATAAGTATAATCCTCAACAAAATATCCACCCGGAAAAACTGAAATAGGAGGTCTCTGAGATTTGCTTAGAGAGTCTTCTTTGTATCCAGATTTCATTTGGGTAACTACACCACCATTTTTACCCGAGAATCCATATGGTCCGTAAATTGGATTTCCATCATATGCCCATCCGATAATTGGTGAATGATTAGAAGATGCTACTTCAATTCCATTCTCTTTGATAATATCATTTTTTCTGTATATAACATTACCTACCTGATCACTAGGATGAACACTCTCTCTAAGAGGTCTAGGAGCGTATAGGTGAGCATATTGTAAACCATATGCATCATTTGTACCTCTAGAAATAAATCCATCATCTGAGGTTATTTTTTCAGTTTCAAAAAATCTATTTACTAAATTAACTCTCCATTCTTGAATAATTGGGAAGAATTGAACTCCAGAACCAGGTTGTTCAATTGTTGCGGTAGTAGTATTTTGCGAATAATTATTACCACCAGAAATTATCTTAATATAGTCTATTGCCTTCGTTTCTGTGGAACCTGATCCAACAGTCTTTAAAACTGGTGTAACAACTGCTCCAACTCCATCTCCATTGATAACAATATCAGGAGTTGAAATATATCCAGTGCCATTACTTTCTACAACAATTTCCTCAATTGCACCATTTTTAATAATTGGTCTTAGTTGTGCATCAGATCCAATACCAGTTACAACATTTGGAAGTCTTTCAAAATTTAAAATCTCAGACGCACCATAACCAACGCCATTTTCAGTCAAATCAACGGATGTTATTTGACCTCTAAAAATTGGTTGTACTTTTGCTTCAAAATTAATATTTCCAGTTGACGCTACACCAACTCTTCCGACCAATGATACTTCAATATCTGGATAGTTAAAGAAATGTGTTCCAACACCAGCGGTTGATAAATCAACATATCTTTTTGTTTTAAAGAAACTATCTTTTTCAGTTGTGACACCTACTTCAGACAACTTGAAATTGTCGTCATCAATTTTTGTAATATAATATTGAGTATTCGTTGTTAGTCCAGTTGGTGCAGTTCCATTGCAGGTATAATTTACAATGTCACCTGAATTAAAATCATGACTAACAACATTGATAATATTTGAAGATGTATTAATACCTGCAGGTGTTATTGTTCTTTTATTATTTTTATATCCTTCTCCATCAGAGAGAACGGTGATAGATTCAATAATTTTTTTGTCTTTAATTGCTTTTATAAATTGAATACCAGATCCAAAAGATGAAAGCACTATGGTATTAATACCAGAAACAGCATCCTCTTGAGTTGGGTGTAGTCTAATTGTTGATAGTCCTACTTGAGATACAAAATAAGACGTATTAGTCGTAAGTCCACCAACTACTGTTTGATTATCTGAAATGTAGAGAACTTTTTCCCCAGTTTTAAACTTGTGGAAAGTTCCAAAACCAATGGTAGATGGCAAAGATCCTGTGGTGCCAAGACCAACATTTCCTCCCACTGAACTGGATTTAAATGAAATTTTGTGCTCAACACTTTTAAGAGACACACTTGCTTCAGCACCTGATCCACCACCACCAGTAATTGTAATTCTAGGAATTTCTTGATAATCAAATCCAGGATCAATTAGTCTTATTTCCTCTAAAACTCCAGAAACAGAAACTGTACCAGTCGCTCCTGTGCCAACCGAATCATTGATCTTAAGTATGGGAGGGTTAATAACGTCATAACCATCACCACCACTTAATACATCAATTTTTTTAATCTCTCCGTATTTTACTACGTCTTTTGATTTATAATTTAATATTTCAACACCATTAATTAAAATACCAGTGAAACCTGGATTGGTTGTATTTACAGTATGTGCTGCTACTGGTGGTAGAAGTTTTCTATAAAGTTTTTGAGTTTCAAGAGTTCTTTTTCTAAAATCATATAAATCAAATCTGCTATTTGTAACGGGACGCGCACTAGAAAGAGTGATATAGTTTGAATTATAAAGTTCAGTTCTGCTTTTTGCTAGTTTAATTTTTCTTGGAGATACTCTTTCAACAAAATATAAACCCTCTCCTCCGTCGTTTCCGTCAAACAAAGATGTACCAAGAACGGTTTTAGTGGTTGATATTCCGGTTTGTCTATTAACTGATGTTTCCTCTACAGATTCAGGAGTGTAGTATAAAGCATCTCCCGTATAAAAACCATGGTCTCCTGTAGAAACAATTTCAAATTCACTACCTACAAAACTTCCAGAAAAAGTAACTGATCTGGATGTAACATTTAAAGAGTTGCCATTATAAAATGGTATAGAGGAAGATGCTACAATAATGTCATCTTCATATTTTTTCTTATATAAATTTTGTACGTTCGAGGAATATATTGCCGCACCAGGAAAATTATTTGATTCGGCTTTTAAAAGAGATCTTTTAGCAACAAATTTTTCTACAAGATTTATCTGTCCTTGCCCTTTTATTAATACAGATTTCTCTGTAACAATTTTTGTGATGGTAGATAACGGTTTGTCACCAGAAACATTACTTGTTAAAGTTAATCTATCACCAACTTTGAAATAATGATTTTTATCAAAATAAATCCGATAAAGGTTATCAGATGCATCAACTAAATTTATCGCTGATACATTATAAGTTGGAGCGGTATTATAATACCAATTACGGTATTTGAATGTCGTATTTGCTATACCTAGGGTGTTAATTTGAATGGTGTCATTAATTCCATGGTGAAAAGTATTTGGATGTTCACAATCAACAATTACATTATTAATTCTTACTTCAATAGTTTCATCAAAATTATTTTTAGATCTTCCATATGCAAAAGTGTTAACCCCTACAATAGCAGAGTCAAGAATTGTCTTACCAACTCCAGTAACTCCAAAAAATTGATTACTAGACTTTGAAGTATATGAAACAATTCCGGTTGTAGTATCGTTAAATGTTACAAATAGTGTGCCACTGGTTGCAAAACCAATAGTTGAGTCAACATCAAGAACAGTAAGACCAATTCCTGCATTACCGATTAATCTGGTTTTTGGTTGAACTCCAAATTCACCATATATTGATCCATCTACTCTAATATCTTTATTGGATCCAGCATCCACACTCAATCTGTAAAATGTTTGTCCGGTGCCCGTAATAATGGTTTCAACATTAGATATTGGAGCATATGCTTTTTCTTGATCATCATACGCATCTTGATAAAGAGTCATCAATTCAAGATTGACTGGATCTCCCTTAACTGGTTCTACAACCAAATCATTTGTGACATTATACTGAGCATTTGAAGGAGTAAATAAAAATTCTCCTGGTCTAACAACTTTTACATTCTCAGAGTAAAGTGCTTTAAATAAAATTTCGTATGATCTATCAGTTCCTTTACTTAAGTAAAAATCTCTTGAATTTTTAAGAAAAACGTTTTGATTTAAATTTTGATTTAAGGTACGGTTTTCAAGTCCTGGTAAAATTTGAGACTTTGTTTTAGTTAAAAATTCTTTTAGGAATAAATTGGATAGATTGTCAACTCTTGCTCCAAAAGTGTGTGCAGCGCCAACACTCGTATCAAAAACCAACTGCTCTGGATTTGATGGAGATGTATATGAAGTAATACCACTAAAACCTCTTACACACCCAGTGAAAGATGATTTTGTTTTTCCGGTGTAAGTAATAATTTCATCATCAATTTTAAGAAGACCATATGTATCAGGAAACCCATCAGTTCCTGCAGGATATTTTGAAAGGTCAATGTTTATAACACTTTCAAATGGATTAAGAACAGTGCTTAATCCAACATGTGTTGATAAGTTTGTAGTTTCGTCAATCTTGACATACTTGTCAATATTTTGCAGAAGATCAAGAGGAGCTCCTTGATATTCTTGAGCGATATAATATTGCTTTAAAAATTCGGTTACTAAAGGAAAGTCCTCTCTAACATACTGAGGGACTTGGTTTTTTACAACGGAATTGATTTGAATTCTTTTCTCTGACATTTTATCCTTATTGATTAGTAACCGCTTCCGCCGCCTGATCCAGATCCACCTGTTGATGAACCAGAAGTGCTAACGGTAGTTGAAGGTACAGATGTTGTTGTGGTTGAAGTAGTAGTGGTAGGTCTAGAACTTGTTGTTGTTGGTGTAGAAGTTCTTACAATAGATCCTCTACCA